TCATCCTTCCTTTCGTTGGTTGCTTTTAGGATATCATTCAACTCGCTGTTCGCTGATTCAATCTTTTGATCTAACTGTTTCAGTTCTGACTCTTTATCTTCAACCTTCCCTTGCAACTCTTCATAGTTTACTGCTTCGCCTTCTAGATTTACTGTTTCTTCACTACATGCGACTAAAACCAAGAGCAGTATTACTAATATTATTTTCTTCAACCGATTAACCCCCTAGCACTTTTTATCTATAACTATTTCGACATTAATCTTTATATTCCTTCATTTGATTACTTATCTCATATAGGTCCGTAGCGTGTGGAATTCCCATCGATTCTAATTCTTCGGCAATTTCATTAATTCTATTTATTATTTCTTTCATGATAGTTCATTCTCCTGCTGAAAACTCTTATTAGTTAAATCACCTAATACATTTTGATGCACACAAGATAATTCATGTATCACATTAACAAGTTCCTGTTTGCGCTCATCTTTCTCTAGTCCATCAGCTATCTTTATTAGATTATCTATTGCCTTACTAATCTTCTCTGCATTTTTAAACATTAACACTCATCTCCCATATAATTTATTGACTCATACAATCTGTACACATACTTCCATAAAAATCATCTTTTACTTTGTTACAGAAAGGGCAAATTTTATTGGTCTTTTTCATTACATACCCTCCTCAATAAATTTTATATTTCAAGCCATGTTTTTCACACGCTTTCTTTAACTTCTCTTTACGAATATCCGACAAAGAGTACCAAATAAGAGTTGGGATATGGTTATATTGCTTGAATATATCACTTGATAGATATTTGTATTTATTTATTTTTTCTACATTTGTTTTCATCGTCTGGGTATTGTCGATCTCAACAAAGTGGTATTCTCCTTTGTTTTTGTACATTGCATCAGGGATAAGGTAAACTTCTTCTTCTTTACTAATTGGTACTTCTTTTTGCCAGTCTTTTGGCATACCTAATTTTATATAGAGGTCATTGCGCATCAGCGTGTGTTGTATCCACGACTTTTTTAAATTGACCCCGCCTTTACCTATCCTTTCGCTGCCTCGATTGGATAGGTAATATATTTTCTTTTCGTATCGGACCGACTTTATCAACTTATCTTTCTCCATTTGATGTAAGATTCTATGAGTATTTCTATAACCACCTAAATCCTCGATAACTTGCAACTGTTCAATTGTGGCATAAGTTAATTTAGCCAAACTTGATAATATCCTCTCCTGCCTTTGTACTTTCTTTTTTGTCTGATTCACGTTCAAACCTCCTTAGACGTTTCCACATTTCTTCATTGCTGATAAAAGGAGTTTGGACTATATACTTATCTGTTGTTTTATAAATAGCTCTACCAGGATACTGTAGTTCTTCAGCACCTGTTTGATCAATGGCAACTTTTGATTGAACACCTGTTTCTAATTTAAAAGTAATCTTAGCTGACGAATTAGCTTTTATTTGATTATCCATAATCTTTGCAGTTGGGTACTGGGTTCCGAAAATCATCCTGTACCCTAACCCCCCAGAAACTCTCACGACGTGACTCATTATTCGCTGACATGTTTTTGCATGCGATTGATCATCCTCGCTCATGCTTTTATTAGGCACCAACTCCCCTGCCTCATCTATGATGATAAATTTCCTTTTCGTAACATCAGTATCTACAATATTTTCGTAGTATTTATTTTTGAATTCTTTCATGGTCCTTTTGATATCCTTTTCTACCCTTTTTAATGCTTCGGCTGATTCTTTGTAGTTACTCGCTACGCCTTTCACCTGTTTCAGTTTTGAGTAACGATGAAAAGCAAGGCCGCCTTTTAAGTCCAAAATATAAAACTCTACATCATCTGGATGGTTTTCAATTAAGTGAGTCATTAACATTTTCATGAATACCGTTTTCCCCCATCTAGTTGCCCCAGCAATTGTTATGTGCGGTACCTTATCGAAATCATGGTAAATCATTCCTTCCTGGGTTTTTCCGACTGGAATAGTCCAACCTTCAGTTGCTGGGAAGTCTTTATACTTATAAATCTTCTGTAGCTGTTGGTTATAAACTCGTATAAACAACTTCCCTTTGAACTCAACTTTTATTGGTTTGTTTAATGTTTTTGTTAGTATGGATTGTAGTTTATCATCATCAACCAAGCCAAACGGTACATTATAAATAAAATCGGTGTAATCATCTTTTTTTATTTTCTTAAACAACCTAGGCTCCTGATCCTTAACCTTGTAGTTGATATTTCTGAACACCTCCTCGATTTTCTTTTGTTCATTAATTGACACACTCCACCTAGCAGCTGCATACATACTAAATGCTGCAATCCCGCTACCAATAATCAAACTCATGACACGCCTCCTTTTTCTATTCATTTGAATGTGCAATTGAATAATCAAATGAACGTTCTACTGTTGTACTCTAAAATGAACACTAGTTTATTGTTATACCAATAGATAACAGTGTATAGACAAGTAGATTTTTCTTAGCTATAAGAAACGAGCGAAAGACGTAAGGTTGAGTGAAGTTTCTAGCGCGATTAATAAATCATATGACTTCGATTTATAATAATGTCTGTCTTATAAAGTTTTCTTGTTATTTTTTATTAAAATAGTTTCTTTTGATTAAAAAAGGAATTAAACAATTTTTGTTGAATACATATAATAGTTCGCTTAAAGGAGATTTCGATATGAAATGGGAACCTAAGATAGGGAAAATTCGAAGAGCAAAGGGATTGAGACAGAACCATGTGGCTGATAGTATCCATGTATCTTATCAATCTCTTAGTGCGTGGGAACGCGGAGAAGCGTATCCAAAAGCGCATTACTTATTCGATTTAGCTGAAATTTTGGAATGCAAAGTTGATGATCTATACAAAAGAAAGGAGGATAAAGAATGAGTGATCTTTACAAAGAAGAACAAAAGCTTTTAAATAAGCTAGTAGAAAGTGAAAATGATCCAGATAAGGAATACCAAAATGCAGTTAAAAGAACTATCGGACGTATAAATGATGAAATGAAAGAAGTTGAAGAAGAGTAGATGGATGAACAAATTAAGAAATTCATAGCCTATCCCATGGCTATAAAAGTATTAAAGGATGATCTAGAAAAGTTTGAGGATTTCAGGCTTAGAAATGTCTATTTAGATATGCTGGAATCGATCATTGAAAGAATGCAAAAAGATTTTTATAGACTGAAAGGGAAAATGCACAACGTGCGAAAGAATGAAGATGGTACTTATAACATTAATGGCCAAGTGCATCAATTTACAGCTGAGGAATTAAAGGAAATGACCGAGGAGCTAATGAGCGAATATCTGCATGGCGATAAAGCGAAGCCCTTTGAAAGAAAAGAGCGTGTTTGGAAGAAAGATTAGCAGAAAGGAGATATTACATGAGTTTTAAATCATTCTTATACAAAATGTTAAAGTATTCTAATGATGTTAATGCAGTGAAAAAAGGCAAGGTAGGAAAACGTGTTGGTAGAAGAGTAGCTGGTAAGGCTACAGGGAAAGCTATGAAAAAATTGTTTAAATGAAAAAAGCCCCCAACTGTTTCCGCAGCAGGGGGTTTAAAACTATTATTATCCAAAGTATTTTATTTTGATTATTTTACTACTATGTTACGCTTTTCGATCTTCAATAGTGGCAAACTGTTCTCGTGTTAATGGATGATGTGGTCTTTCGCCGTTTAATAAACCTTTTTCCTTTGCGCGTTCCCATGCTTTAGCGTGTGTTGGACTTGGCTCGTTAGAATCAGACGGTTTATTTTGCTTTTTATCTAATTCTTTCTTCAGTGCTGCAATTTCTTTCTTCAATTCTTTATATTGATCCACGGTTAATTCCCCTTCCTTTTTAGGCGTTTTATAGGCAATCCCTAATATAGAGCACCATTCTTTAACTATTGCTTCAGCAACTTTATAAAAATAATCTTCATTTTTATAGAAATTATGATCCTCTTTGTTATCGATAAATCCATACTCAACAATGGTTGTTTGAGTGCTACCAGTTAGACGATGCATATAGTAGTAATCTCCGCTCTTGCCCCTACGACTAAACACTCTTCGTAATGGAAGACCGCTGGCGTTTTTAATAGCATCAGCCAATTGGGTAGCAATGTCATCATTGGCATATATTGAATGGATTGTTTCTATGCCTCTTGCTTCACCATCAAATGCGTTGAAATGATTACTCATGCAATAGTCGTACTTATTTTTAATTAGGTTAGCTCTAGGTGTACTATCGATTGTTTTGTCATTGGTGCGAGTCATATGAACATCAGCACCTAATTCTTTTAGTCTGTTGAATTGATATTTGGAGATTTTAAGAGTCCAATCCTTTTCACGCACCCCATAACCACTTGCCCCATTATCAGATCCACCATGACCAGGATCAATAATTAATGATTTACTCATTACTCAACATCCTCTCTAGGTTTTTTATAAGTCCTAGCCTGCTTACTATCGCTAGTGCCTTTAGTTGTTGGATCAGTGACCACTCCTAGAATCATCAAAACTGCAAATAATGCATTGATAAATTTAATCGCCTCTTGCTCAACTAAATCTGCAGCAAAGCTAATGTCAAACCACCCAGCGACTATTTGAGCCAATAGCAATAAAGCTGGTATAAACGTTAACCAAAATGTTTTGTTAACTAGTCTCACTTTCCAATTGATCTTCATATTCTCACCTCCTTAAAATTTTGTAACTAGTAAAACAACCAAAGTTATTAATGCAAAAAGCCACCCGCCCCAATTGCGAATGGCTTCTCCTACCGATAACCTACCTTGTGTCCTTGCTTCCATTCTGTTTAACTTTTCTTTCATCACGCCTAATTCTTCTCGTAAACCGTTATACTTTTTAATAACATTTCGTGTCTCTTTCATTTCAGATCTAAGGTCTAAAAAATCACCTTGCATTGCATTTAACTGTTCGAATAACTCTTTATTGGTGTACCATTGATCTCTGTCACTCATGTTCGACCCCCTATTTTAGACATAAAAAAATACGCTTACTCTGTAGCGTTTTCTACCTTTTCCTTATTCTCATACGCATCTACAAGGTCTTTGTACTTTCTGTTTTCCTCTTGCATTCCTCTAAGTTGCACGGCCAACATAGCATTTTCTTTTTCAAGTAAGGCCATACGGTGCGTTAATTCATCTATTACCTTGTTTGCTTCTAATTTTGGTGCATTCATGAAGTAACCCCCAAACTATCCTTTAGTTTTTCTTCAGCAATGACTGCTAAGCTTTCATTACTTTTATTTCCTTCATACTCTTCAGCAGTTAATGTGTATCCACCTGAAAGGTTATCGAAATGCTCGTCTACGCAATTGAAACGTACAATGACATCTTTTAAATTATTTTCTCGGTCGTACCTAAAGTTAACGGATATAATGTTAATCTTCACGATTTTCCACCGCCTTTAATCGATTTTCTAATTCTTGTATTGCTTTCCATGCAAGAGCAGCCATTTTATACGGCTCTACGCCCTCACCAGTTAAACCGACAACCCAAGCAGGAGCTTCCTCAACTATTATTCCGACATGTGGAAATTCATCATCAAGCTCATTATTATATTGATACTGCTTAATTGGAGTTGAGGCAATCATATCAGTAGCGTTTTCTTCCCACAATTCAATGTTCTTTTTATATTGATTACTTGATAATTGTTCAATTATGTTAGCTGCTACTCTATTTTGTGAAATGGTTAAACTTCCGTTCGGAGCTTCAAAATAACCTCCGCTATATCGGAACGCTCCACCTAACGATAAGTAGGTTGTGGATGTATCATAGAAACTAGGAGAGTCTCCACTATGATAATATTGGTTATCCTCTAAATACCCTCTTGTAACAATTCGATTGTTGAAATGGTCACTTCCGATATAAGCATAAACCGTATCTAATACAACGTCCCCTGATCCTCCTGCTGATACGTATACATTGCTATCTCCTGGTTCAACAAACACTCCTCCATTTGCGGTAGTGGTTCCAAAAAACAACCCTCTTTGTCTTGAAGTACCTTCTTGACCTACATGTATTTGATCACCAACTCGCAGATCCGTTGTTACATCGATTGTGCTATTAGAAGTAATTCGTGCCCCAACTAAGTCTCCAACAAACGTACCGTCAACACTGTTTAGTGTTCCAGTAATAGTTACGTCCTGAAAAGAACCTCCTATTGCTGTAATATCCTCTACAGTCAAATCAACAAAGGTTGCATTAGCGCCGAGTAACGTACCGGTAATTGTTGCATTTTGAGCTGTTAACGTACCTCGTAGTACTGCGCTATCCATTGCGACAACGCCCTCAAAATTACCGCTATAATCCTGTGGGTTGTCGATTGTATCTTGGATGAGATTTTCAGCATCTTCTAGATCTATTTTACTTTGTTCTAATTCTTCCTTTGCTGCGTCGATACGCTCTTGTGCTTCGTCAATAGCCTTTTGCGCTTCACTTAATAGATCTTGCTTGGTTGGTTTCTTATCCCAGTTCCCCTGTCGATCATTCACTACCTGTTCAACATTATCAAACCGCTCTGATAAGTCATACCGAGCCCGAAATTTACCTAACGTTACTTCAGATAACTTACGGTCATTTAGATTATGCCTATACTCTATAACGGAAGTTTCTGCCTCTACAGCTGGATAAATCCGCCGATTGACTGCATAGGTTGTATCTCCTAGGCGAACTGTTTCATGACGTAAATCTAATATCTCCGCCAGTTGAAGCACTTTAATATCATAAGTGTCATTGGACTTCGTGATCTCCTGGAGTCTGTTCCAAGTATTTAAGAGCAATTCGGCAGGGTCTTCCTCTTGGCCGTCGTAAAAACCAAACTTATGGCGAGTGCCTTGTTGATACCCCCACTGAATTAGTGCATTAGGATCCCCTACCCACGTTTGACCGAGAGGTTTATCAGCTGGATCACCGTTTGCTTTAGACCATTCAACGTCTGCAAATGTTAATCTTGGACTGTCATTTTCCCCACTTGCACCACGACCATATAAAGCAGTTTTAACAGTAGTAGAGTCAATAATGCGATTTGTTGAGATGATGTCCTTGCCATCTTCCCAACGCTTTCCAGTGTTACGACCGCGTCTTTTTAGAGCGTCTAAATAGCGTCTTGTAATACGATTGCCCTTTACATCAACTCTATACCTACGTTCTGCTCCAAAGATGTTAAGTAATTCATACACCGCCTGCTTAACAGACATGTTTTTCAATGAAACGGGCTTTTCACCCATATATTCTACTTCTCCGATTTCTATACGTGTACCTTGTAATACTGCAGAAAGAGCTGTTGCCAGATCTACACTTGCTTGAACATACTCAGTTAGAAATTCGTCAATGAGTTCATACTCTCCACCTTCAGCTTCAATAAACTTGAATGTGCCATTGATGTCGTCCATATCCTCAATAATTCGAATGATAAACTCCATAAAGTTACCGTCAGCATCCTTGGTTATAACGCGGCCATCGTTTTCGATTAA